GGACACCTGCGAAGGTGTTACCGGTGTCATCAACGTTCAGGTTTGCGTTGAGTGCAGGGGTGTAATCGAGAACTCCTGCCATGGTCAGTGCGGAGGCAACGTCTGCGGAGCAGAGGATCATGTTGCCCTTCCCTCTACGAGTTCTTTGTGCGATTGCGTTCGCATCTCTCTCGATTTGGAAAATCAGACCCTTGAACTTCTCAACACTCCAACGTCCGTTAGAGTCAACGTCGAGGTCGAAAGTACCTGCATTAGCAACGTTAGACTGTGCACCAGCTTCTGCTGCCTTGTAGATGGTTCTGATGACTTCACGGTTGATCTCAGCAAGAATCTCTGTGGAGAGAATGTTTGCGAGTTCTGCCTCAGCATTGAGACCGTGGATTGCCTTCAGATCCTGTGCGAGTTCTAAGGAGTACTCTGCCTTCAGTGCTCTTGACTTAGCAGTAACGGTGACCTTCTCAATCGAGAATGCCATCTGGTTGAAGTCATTACCTGCTTCACCCAGTCCTTCAGCATCCTCAGTGTCCATACCACGACCGACTGAGTAAGCAGTCTCGTTAGCATTAGGATTGAGAATACCAGGGTTGTCTCCTCTCTGAGTGTCCGTACCGAAACCAACGGATGCTCCAGCAGAACCGGAAACGTATGGTGCACCCAGTGCGTTGTTGGTGCCGATTCCGGAGAATGCGGTGTTTGCTTCGTCGAACAGTGCTTCAGTTCCGCTCTGGTTGGTGTAGCGGGAACGCATTGCGAAGATCAGTCCGGTAGGACCGTTCATTGGTTGAACGCCAGCCAGGTCATATGCGACCAGGTTAGGCATTGCACGTCTGATCAGGGAGATCAGAACAGGGTCGAAACCTGCGGTAGGACCACCGTCAGCAGCACCAGCAGAGAAACCTGCGGTTGCGCCCGATGAACCGGTTGCGTTTGTTGGTGCTTCGGACAGGAACTCACGCTCCTCACGAAGTGCTCTTTCTTGGTTCTCCAGGAGAACTGCGGTAACCATTCTACGATGGGAATCTTTGATTCCACCTTCGTGATTAAGAATAGGTGCCCACTTCTCCTGCAGGTATTCAGCATTGAAACCTTGCATTTGAATTTTACCTCTTAAAAGTTTTAGTTTGACTTATAATTAAAAAATCACTTTTTAGAAACTCTGGTCAGAGTTGTGAGATATGATTCCATCAGAGGTGATGCAGAAGTTGTTGCTTCAACATCAGAACTTTCAGAAATATTCTCTGACTGGTCTCTTTGAGCTCCGGCATTCTCTGGGAAGTATGACTTACGCAGAGTTACCAGTTTCTCACGATAGTTCTCTTCACTATCAAACTCAACATTTTCGGCAAGAGAAGCGAGTTTATCCTTCTGTGAAAGTGCAAGACCTTCGCAGACCTCGGAGAAGATTGCTTCAGCAACCGACTCAGCTAATCTTTGGTTGAGAGCAATATTTGACTTAATTTGCTCGTTGAGTTTATCTTCCATCTCATCAAGTTTTTCTACCATGCTATTGAGTACATCATACTTCTCTTCAGGGATTGTTACATAATGTTCTTCAAAAAGACTCTTCATTCCAGTGAGGAATGATTCGGTCATTTCAGTCTTGAGACCTTGCTCAACTGCGAGTTGATTCTCGGTCATCCACTCTTGAGCAACATACTCAAGATAAGCATCAACTCTATCGGTCAGTTCTTCCTTAATGACAGAAACTTCCTCTTCAAGAGTTGCTTCATATTGTGCCTTCAGTTCTTCTTGAACTTCGGCAACTTTTGCCTTGATAGCAGTTTCAAAAATGGTACGTGCCTTTTCTTGGAATTCTTCAGAGAGTTCCTCACCGGCAAGAAGTGCTTCAACATCTTCTTCGATGCTGTACTCTGCTTCGATGGTCTCCTCTTCTTCTTCAGTAGTCTCTTCTTCAGAAACTACCTCATTAGTGATTTCCTCTTCCTCTTCAACAACTTCTCCTTCAACTTCTTCCTCTTCCTTCATACCCTTAGGCATGGCTTCAGCAGGCTTGGCACCTCTGTTCACAATGTCTTTGACAGTTGCGATTGAAGGTTCTTTGAGTTTGGCAGAGTTGTCATCTGCTTTATAGTTTTCTGGGGTTGGGCCACCGAGATCCTCTACAGAAGGCTGTCCTGGAGTAGTACCGGACAGTTTTTGCATTGGTTCAGCTGCAGCAGCACCTTTGGTTACTACGTTTTCCATTTCTTGTAAATTGCTACCAACGGACATTAGATTATTAGATTTTGTATTAATCTATATTTATTTATAAATTAAAGATTTGATAGGAAATCATTCCATAACTGGAGTTTATGTTCCTCAAGTCTTCTTTGATCAACAAGAGTGTTAATTCTCTTCTGAGTCTTTTCTGCGAGTTGTTCACGAAGAATTCCTCCTTCCCAAACCCACTCTTTTCCTTCCATAATTCCTGAGACAAATGCGTCAGGAGCAGAAGGATCGGCAACGATATCAGCAGCAGTTGCTAACATGAAATCTTCGCCAACAATTTTATGACCCTCATTGGTCATCTTGAGTGAACCTACACCACGAGAAGAAACACCAAGCATAACTCCTTCACTAATGAGAGATTTTGCAATCTTACCCATTGGAGTTTCAAGAAGTTGTGCCTTACCTCTAAAGTTTGTTCCCTCTTTTGTGAGAGAAACAATCTTGTGAGAAACGCGATCGAGGTTTACTGTAGGTCCATCGGGGTGACCAAGTTCACCGAGAGCACGTCCCTTTGAAATAAAAGATTCATTATATCTACCAACCTCTCTTTCAAGAGTGTTCATAGGATACATTCTACCATTACGATTTTTGATGTCACCTTGAAGGAAAACTCCCTCAATGTACATCTTTTTACCAGCACCTTTGCCCTCTACGACAAATTCTACTTTTGAAATTTCTTCTGTAATGAGTTTCATTGTTTATCCTGTGAATCCTACTTTTAAACCTACAACTAATGCATTTGATGCTGAGATTTGATCCTGAGGACCTTTTTCAAAAAATTCAACATGGTTTTGTGGCAGTGTTACTGATGCAGTATCTGCATATCCAGTATTAGTACTTTTTGCAATACTGACAGTTGCGACTCCACTAACACCATTAAAAACTCTAACTACGGTTGCATTATCTAAAGTAGTTGCCACATTAAGTGCAACCTCATTTCCAACACCAACTAATAAAGTTCTTGTCATTATTCTTGATCCTCGGATTGTTGTTCGTCACCAAACATGGATGCACCAACTGTTGGACGAATATTATTGATACGTTCCGATGCTTTTGCATACAAAACGTCTTTAATCTTGTCACTAATATCGGATGCTGAAGAATCAGATCCGATTAAATTTACAATTTCTTCCATGAAAACATACAATGACTATATTTTTTATTTATATCTCGGCAGCTTTGCCATCAGCATCAGTGATTCCACCATTCACTTCTGGTTCCATTGGAACATCTCCCAACATTCCCTGCTCACCTTCTGTTGGTAATGGTTCTCCAGTGATCGGATCTACAGAATTTGGATCAGGAATGATACCATCCTTGATTTCCTGTTCAATTTGCTCATCCATTTCAATGATTTCTCCATCAGTCTGACGAAGAACTTTCTTACGAACCCACTCGGTTGAATAGTATTTGCCAATATAAGGTTCAATAGTTGCGAGAATACCGAGTCTCTCATTCAACATTTCAGTTTCTTTCAGTTCTGCAAACTGATTATCATACAAGAAATCATATTGAATGTGATCACTGATTTTTTCCCAATCTTCTGGAGATACAATATTCTTGAGAATCAATTGTGTTTTCAGCATGTCACTGAACAACTGTGCAAATCTTTTTCTTAAACGACCAACAAACTTAGCAAACTTAAGTTCATCTCTTAGAATCTCGGAAGAACGACCAAGATTGAATCCACCATCAGCAGCAATTCTTGATTCGGGAACACCAAGAGAACGATAAAGTTTCTTTTGGAAATATTCAATATCAGAAAGTTCTCCCAGATTTTGTCCACCAGGAAGAGTTGTAATCTCAGTTCCTCTACCACCCTCTCTTCTAGGAAGCCAAAAATCTTCCATCATGGACATAAATTTGCGATCATCACGAACTTCACCTGTGTTTGCATCATACACAAGTTTGTTACGATAACGCATCATAACATCACGCAGATATTGTTCTGCCTTTAGTTTTGGAAGATTACCGACATCAATGTAGAATATTCTGCGTTCTGGTGCTCTCGATAATCTATAGATAACGAGAGAATCCTCAATCATTCTAAGTTGATTGAGTGACTTGATTGCTTTATGGAGATAAGAAAGAACGTTTCCTTTGTTGCGATCAACTAAACCAGAAGTGCAATATGTGATGGCATCTTTTGCAATCTTAGTTCCTTTGGATCCACCACCACCTGTTAAGTTGCTTGTTGGATATGCTGGTTTTGGTGTGTAGAGAAAATATTCTTCAATCTCTGGTGCAATGCCGTTTTTAGATTCATCCCTACCAGGAATATTTGGTCCAATGATATTTTTATCATTTTTCTTTTCCTGGCGGACAAACCGCATTTTCATTGGATCAATATACCTCAGTTCTTTGATTCCTTCTTGAGGTTTGTTGAGATCGATTACTTTATGGTAATATATACGACCATCTACATACCAATTTCTAAAAATCTCATGTGCTTTTTTATCAAAATCTAAAAGTTCTTTAAGATACTTAAACTCTTCTCGAATTACTTTTTTTAACTTATCAGTGGCATTGAGATTGGAAAGTTCAATCTCAATGGGAGAGTCATAAAGGTCACTAACAAGTGCCTCATTGACAACATCTTCAATCGCACCATCACATTCTGGATGGAGAGACATTTCTCTGTATCTTCTGATTAAATCAAATTCTGTTCTATATTGCCCTTCAATATCTACATACGAACCATAAAATCCACTGCTAATATAGTTATCAACCCCGTCCTCGTTATTTTCGGGGACGGGGGAAACTATAGTCTTGGATTTCTTTTCTGTATCCTCAATAGAAAAACCAAAAAGTTTTGCCATAGTATAAACTGACTAGACTGTTATTTTACTATTTAGCTGATGTCCTCACCACCTGCCTGAGCAGAGGTTCCTCTAAATGCTTCCCAATAGTGAACCTGAAGTTCTACGGTAAACTCCTGAATAGTATCAGTCGTCTCGTAGCTCAGATCAATCGTAGAAATATTGGTTGGGAAGATATCCCAGAACTTGTAAGATCTGAGAACAGAACCATCACGATCCAGTTGCTTGACAATAGCATCCTTTTGATAGTCAACAGGATTTGTAAGTCCAGTTGCATCAGTCATTTTGTTGATTGAATTCATCCACTTTTCAAAAGCAGAACGAATAGAGAAATCAACATCATTGATGACAGTGATTGTCCAAGTTTCAAATGTTCTATCTCCGGCAACTTTCAGAACACGACCTCTGAAAGGAATATCAATATTAGCAATCGTAGAGGCAGGCAGTGCTGCTGCCTTTACGAGAAATCTTGCTTTTTGAAGAACATCATTATCAATAGCAACCGCATCAGGGAATGCTAATTCAACTTCAAATAGATTGGGTCTTGCACCACCACCAGATAATCTGCTTTTAAAATCACTGATCGTTCTTACTGGTGAGGTATTACGTTGTTGGCGACTAGGCATTTTTCTTTAAACCTCTAAATTAAACGTTACCGATAACTTCTTCAAATGAAACACCAGTTCTGGT